GCCCCGTTGATTGTGATATTGACGTTACCCATTGACGAATTGCGCGTAATCATGCCAGTTTGACCGGTAAATAATTCGGGTCCGTTTTCCCCAACGAGGTAAGTTTGATTGGCAAATACTGGCCCACCGGTGGCGCGCTTTTTCGGCTTTTTTTTCGCTTTTTTTGCAGGTGCTTCGGTGACGGTTGCGGTTGCCGTAATGGCTGCCGGGATCACTAATTGACCATCGACAAACGCAAGTCCAACGGCTGCGGCGGCTGCGATGATTCCGTTAACCATCGCTTGACCTTGTGCGATTCCCGCGTCGTACCATTTTGCCGATGTGGCCTCGGCTAGGCTCGATGCACTAGCTTCAACGGCTGCCACCAATGTATTGATCTCACCGATTGAACTAGCTCCGCCGGCGATTATCTCGTCGGCAATACTTGATCCAACTTCGGCTCCGGCTGCCAAGATGTTATCGATCGACGTCCGGTTAAGTCCAAGTCCCAAAAGGGTCGTAATCTTGCCGCCAAAAGTTTGAGCTGCTTCGGCTTGTTTGCGTAGGGAGTCAATAAAGGATCCCTCGCCCTTATCGGCAAACGCGCTTTGGAAGTCAACTAGGTTGGCAATTGAGTCCTTGACGGATTGGGCGTAGTTTTGTTGTGCTTGACGTGTTGCCTCTAGTTGTCCTTGTACGTCTTGCAGGCGGCTTTGGAAACTTTGTAGACGGTCATTCGCTGCCTTTTCAAGAGCTGCTTCGGCGGCGGCTTGTTTTTTAGCGGCTGCGGCTGCCTTTGTTGATGCTCCTGTTCCAGCATTTGTGGCTAATGTTAAATCGTTAGTAGCTTTTGTTTGGCCTCTACGAGCGTCGACATGGCGTTTGGCAGATAATACGTCGGCTTCAGTTTCCTTGCGTGTCGCTGTGATTGCTCCAGCTACCGCTTCGGACTCCTCGCGGACGGCCTTTGTGTTTTGGTAAAGCTTGTACAAAATGCCCACAAGGATCGCGGCGGCTGCCGCTACGGCTGTAAATGGGTTAGCCAATAGGGCGACGGTTAAAGCTCTGACGCTGCCAATCAATCCCAAAGTAACGGCGTTTTGAGCTGCCTGGGCGATTGTGTAAAGGATAACGGCAGATCTAGATCCTTTGTAAGTTAATTCCGCCAATGTTTGGGCGGCGGCTGCGCTTCCCGTAGCTGCGGCAAGTGTCAAATATCCGAGGCGTAGAGCTGCGGCGACGGCTGTAAAGGCTTGGACGCTAATGGTTAAAGCCTTAAAAGTAAAGTTAAGTCCTACGATGGCGGCGGATAAGACACCGACGGCCACGCCTACGCGGGTTATAACCTCGCTATTTTTGCCGAAAAACTCTACTACCTTGATTAGTTGAGCTAATAGATCTTTGTAAGCTGGCAACAAACCCTCGCCGATTGCGGCTTTAGAGTTTTCAATTTCGGCGGCTAAAATCCTTTGTTGATTGGCTGCCCCGTCGGCTGTACGAGCAAAATCCCCTTGTTGCGTGGTTGTTTGCTCCAAAATAAGAGCGTTACGAGCTAAAACCTTATCTTGATCTGTGAGCTCTTTTGATGTTGCGGCTAGGCCCATCTCCATCGCTTTTGCTTGTACGGCAGACTCGGAAAGTAAAACTCCAAATCGGCGCAACGGTTCGGACTCGCCTCGTAGGCCCGCCGCTAAGGCTGTAATTGCCTCGTCGGTACTTGTGTTATTAAAAGATGCCAAGTCGGCTGCTAGGCCCGTTAAATCGGTGCTAAAGGTGTTTAACTGGACGCCAGTAAGCCCGGCGGATTGGCCCAAGATCGCAAAATTGCCAGCGGCTTCAAGAGCTGCCGTTTGTGATAGTCCAAGAGCTTGATCGGCGGTCGCTGCCCATCCTTGTATTGCTTTCGCGCTACTGCCAAAAATGACATTTGATTTAGAGATCGACTCGTTTAGGTCGGACGCCGATTGGACGACTTTGTATCCGGCGGCGGCCACTCCCGCAAATACTAAAGTCGCTTTACGGCTTAATTGCTCAAGTTGGCCGCCAAACTTTTGGAGCTTCGTTTGGGCGTCGGATAATCCTCGTCCAAGCCCGCTGGTATCGGCTTGTAATAAAATCGTTAACGGACGGCCTATGCCTTTAGTTGCCATTAGTAATCCGATCCTCGGTTCCAGTTGTTAACAATCTTTTCGGCTTCATTGACCCAAGCTGCAAACGCTGGCTCGGCGTAATCATTGTCTGCGGCTTGTGTCCAGCCCGGACGGTTACCTTCGGCCCAAAATTGAGTACGTCCAGATCTAGACAAATACTGGCCCTTAATAGTTCCAAATCTAAGCATATTGGTAGAGGCTCCGCCGGAATACGTCCGATTAGATAAACCAATTTTCACCGATGGGATACGATCTCGACCCGTACGGATAGATCGATTTAACTTATCCGCGTAACTTGGAGCGAAATTAGAGATACTGCTCTTGATTGCCGGGACCATTATTCGGTTGGCAATTTCCTCGGATTTCAATCTCATATCTCGATTAGCAGATTGATCCAAGCCCTTTAAGCCATTTAAGACGTTGCGAAACTCGCGAGGGTCGAGCGTGACGGCTTCAGTTGTTGCCATGCTTAACTCCTTTTATACATCTCGTTTCGTACCTCTAAAATGGTCCCTAGCATTTCCCAATCCAGATCCTCGAGCTCCATCCGGATCGTTCCGTCTACGGCTAAAGCGGCGATGGTTCGTCCGAGGCTGCCGCTTGGGTGGGGTTTGGTTCGTCAATACCCACTAGCTCAATCGACTCTAAGTCGTTGACCCAAGCTTCAAACTTTTCGGATGTCTGCCCGGTGCGGTTTAACACGCTCCAAGCCATCGCCATCAAGTCCTCAAATCCGAGGTTAACTTTGATTTGATCCTCGCCGTCTACTCGACGGACCTCATACAAGTCGGTCATTTTGGATTTAGTAATCCGTTCCCACTTCATAAGGTCCGCCGGTAGCGTGACGATGTTCATTTCGCCATTTTTTTGGTGATTTAGTTTTATGTTGATTTTCATTTTGGTCCTGATCCTCTTGTTATGCTCGGGAAACGCTGCCGTCAACAACTACAAACGATACGGATGTAGTTAGAGCGTCGGTAGCTGCGCCGCCTGCGGTTGGCTGAATTGCGAACACGTCACCGGTAAAGACTGATCCATTTGCATCCATTGAAAACGCGATTGGAGTGTCTGGACCGGATCCAGCTGCATCGAATAGAGCTTCACAAACTGAGGCAGGTGATGTTGAGCCCCAATCCTGGTATAGCTCTACATCTAGTGTTGCTGTGTAATCGATTGTTTTGTATGCGCGACCTGCAAGGGTTTCCAAAACTTGCTGGTTTGGAACGATTGTCAAGGTTACTGATGCTGCGACGTCATTATAAACGTCACCGTCTATGGTTAAGGATAAATCCCGCCCCGTTACATACTCAAGTGCCATAATAGGGCTCCTTAGATAGTGACATCGATGGTGATGTCGGTTGTCAACAAATCGGTAGGTCCGACTTGTGAGATTTTGGGTTGAGTGAAATCGCCTATCCCGATGCCATTAGGCAACTCGACTAAAACGGTTTCGATCATAGTTTCAAGATTAACTAATGCGGCCTGATTGTCATTAGCTGCCACGCATAAGGTGACGTCAAAGTTTCCGCCCAATCGTGGCGAGCTGCCAATCGATTTGATTTCGATGTAAGGCGAGCCCGGGACTAGCACAATACAAGGCGTAGTCATGTTTTCGGCCGGGTAGGCGTAAACGATGTATCCGGTTGCCTCTAGTGCCGTTTTGATAGCGGTCCGAGCGTCTGTAATGTTGCCCATTATCCGACCATGCTACTAGGGTCACGATAGCCCGAAATAAGGCCAGAGACACGCGTAACGAGACTACGGCCCATCCGGTACGGAGTACCCGGAGCGAATGTAGCGTCTTGTGCGATGCCCTGCGCGCTCTGGCGGGCGTTCCATAGATCGACGGCGATCATTAACGCGGCTTCGCGTATCTGCGGGATATCGTCGTAATAAGTTGATTGACCTTGAAGTATGCAATTACCGTCCGGCTTGTTGACTCTGTAAGTCACGTCGGCATGGGTAATCGTTGCCTGAAATTGATTTGTAAAAACTCTTGTGATCGTATGGGTTCCGTCAAACGGTGCGCCGACTCGATCGATGGTCACTTGTTGGCCGACGCTGTATTCGTGAGCTGTACGAGTCCAAAAGCGGGCCAAATTATTAGTTATTTCAACGCCAACGATTGAGGCGTTATGGAAGTTTAGGAATGATTTTAAGACTAGCTCGGCGGAGTCCATGACGCCCTCAAGGGTTGCGTCTGGATAGATGTCGCCCACGCCGAGGACTGCTTTGAAATCCTCTAGATCAATGAGTGACATTTTATTCCTTTCGAGTAGGGGAGTGATGGGGGCCGATCAGGACCAAACGGCCCCCATCACAGGGGTCAACTAGCTAACGGTAATAGCCCGAATAGCTGTTGGGTACTTGTTTGCCAATGCAACGAATCCATAAACGGCGATTTCGACGGTCATGGTATCGATTACGTTGACGCGAACCTGTGCGGTTCCGCTTTCGTAAAACGCTGCGTAATCACTTGGGTAAGCAAGGATATTGGTTGCGCCGATGTTGTAATCGACAACCAAATCCAAGCCCATCACGTTGCCGCGACTGAATACGTTTGTGCCAGCTGCGTTTGTTGTTGGGCCTACTGCGTTAAAGAGTGGACGACCTGCATCGTCAACCTCTGCCAATAGAGCTGCGTAACGGCTTGCGCCAACGACTAGACGATTTGGATTACGACGCATAACTGTTGCGGAATCTGAAATAGCGTCCGCGATAGCTGCAACGTAACCGGTTCCGCCTGATGCGCCACAACCTACAACGCCCTCGGTGAAAGCGTATAGATCTGTCTGCTGGGCGTATGATGCTGCAAGTCCGCGCAATAGTTCATCCAAGTAGCCGGGATCTGATCGTTCCAAAAGTTCGATCGATACGCGCTGTTGGCCCGCAAACTTAACTACGTCAACAACTAAGTCATCGATTTCGGTCATTGTGTCGGATGGTGTACCTAGTTCGCCTGTTTCGGCAACTGTTGGGAATACCTGCCAACGCGGGATGCGGAAGCTCATGCCGGCGGATGGTAATGCGCGGCGTTCGATGCTGTCCACGAATGGGCGGGATGAATCGACAACGCCGATGATCTCACGCATAAATGGAACCGGAATAAGTCCGGAGTTGTCGCCTGTTGTCGCTTCACCGGCGGCAGTCACGAAATCAATCGCTTCGCGATTTCCGCGCTGGGCCTGAAGCATTTTTGTAGCGTACTGGCCAGCTGTTAACTTTGGCAGTTCGCGAGGTTGGGTAAAGATTGGGGAACCGAATGTCGAGGCTTCGATCTTTGATGCCTCAACTTCGGCAACTTCCTCGATTACCTCGATTGGTTGTTCAGTCATTTCGATCTCCTCGATCGTTTCGGTTTCATCGTCGGCGGATGCCGCGACTTGTGTTACTCTGGCGTCCGCAAAAGCCGGACTTGTTACCAAAGAGACTTCGACGAGCTCGGCAGCTGTGACGATGATGTTTCCGTCTTTAACTGTGTGCTCGATTATGTTGGCTCCGACACTAATTCCGTCGCGTAGGCCGTCAGCGGCCTCAACTAAGACATCGGATCCAGCGGTAGTTTGGCTTATTTTCATTTCGCCCATGATGCCGGACGGATTAGCGGTGTGGCTAACCAATTTTCCGACGGGACGGCGGCCGTCATGCTCTAAAAGGACTTTGACGTTTTCGCCAATGTGCAGCGATCCCGCTTCAAAGATAACCGGACCCAAGCTAGTCGAGCCAACTGCACCAAACGGGACGATCTGGCCGAAAATGGTCCGAGTCTTAGCGTCGGCGGCGGTGATTGATGTACTGAAATCTAGTCTCATGCTATTGGGGTCACTTCCGTTTGTGATGGTGGCGTTACGCCGTTGTCGTTTGCGTCCTCGGATCCAGCTGGGGAAATGTCAATGAACTCTCGAGCCTCATCGCGTGTAATGATGCCGGAGTCGTAAAGCTTGATAGACATCTCAACACGTTCGGCGGCGTTACCTCTAAGGAAATCGTCAAGATCGAAGCGGACGATCTGATTTCGAGGCGTAACATCGTCCATCGATAAACGATCCTCGATGATTGTTAGGTAATTACGGAGTCCGAAATCAACTAACGCTCGACGTTCGGAGTTTACGTTGGAATAAGTTGCGCTGGCGTTTTCGGCGTTTAGATACCAAGCCGGAATACCCATAAGACGAGCGATCTCGCTCGATAGATGCTGGCGAGCTTCGACGAGCTGCATTTGAGCCGAATCCATGCCAACGACCTCGAGCTTGATTGGTCCCTCAATGTAAGCGGTTGACCGTTCGCGACGAGCTCGGCGGAATGTGTCCATTACTGCCGATACCTGATCGGACGGTAGGTTCATGCCCTCATTTAGTAGGACCATCTGGGGAACCGGCTCGGATGCCATGTTATAGGCGGCTTGTTCAAGAGCGATTGCGCTGGAAATAGTCATCCCGCCGCGAGCTAACACGCCCTCATCGATCGCATTAAAGACTATTAAGGAGCTTAAGCCCGACGACGGGACGTTTTTGGAATCAACCTGATAACCAGTAATCAAAGTACCGGACGAGTCGATAGTAGCTTGTACGCGGCGGGGATCAATTCGGCGAGCTCTAAACGGACGGCCATCCTCGGGCGAAACGTCTAAAACTTGCAGGTATCCGCGACCATAAAAGATCAAGTCATCGACTAGCCAAGTGATCGTATTGACACGCGGTAAGGCTGGATCAGGCTGGACGATTAAGGTCCGGTTGTTGATGTGTGCGCCGGTGAACTTGTTGTAAGACTCCATCGGGATCGTACCGATTGAGCCGGCCAAGATGTTGCGAGATCGAGCGATAGCCGGGACGGTCATGGCTTGCTCGCGGGTTACATAACGCAGGTTCGGCAGCTGACCCGGAAAGCTGAATAAGTTTTCAAGCTCGCGAGTAAATCCCGACGATGACGTTACAGACATCTCGCGCGCGGTTGGTTCCGGATTGGTCAAACGTAGAGCGTTAAATAATCCCACAAGGATATTGCAACAAGTAAATTGCTAGATTGCAAATAATGAGACTTATTGTTGCGAGTCGTTACAACAAAATACCGGTAGGGCCAAGATCCCACCGGTATCGATTTTATACTAGCCGACGTGTGTGACGATTTGAGTCCGGGGGACTTCGGCGTGTCCAACTGCTAGGACTAAAGCTACGGCGGCCGAGATCGGACTTTGACTAGCTCGGCGAGCGATCCGCCAACCACCATCCGAGGCCGGACGCCTTGCACAAGCTACAAGATGATCCCGGAGCTCTGATTGACCGGCATGGATCAAGCGTTCGGAGTTCATGGCCGATGCGGTGACGTCGCATAGTGTGGCGAAATACGCCGAGCCCCATGAGTTTTCCTGCATCCTTACCCCGGCACGTTGCAAGTGAGGCGCGACAAATCCCGCCGTTGCTGGGTCGTAGGCGATTTGCTTGACTTTGTACTGTCTGGCCAAAACTGCAATTTCCGAAGCTAACTCGCGCTCGCCGATGGCGTTATCTTTGATCCAACGGTGTAAAAAGATGCGTAATCCATCGGGAGCCTCTTGGGCGGATACAAGATAAGCCTCGGTTCGGTTAAATGTTAGATCTAGGCCCATCCAAGTCGGCAAGGTCGGATCCATTACAAGATTGAGATCTAAGCCAAGATCAAACGCCTCGATATTGAACGGACTGTCAAGAGCTGCCCGCCAACGGCACAAAGTCTCCGTCTCAAATACGTCCGCCGAGTTTCGGTTAAAGGAATCCTCTAGATCCTGCTCGTTAATTAGATGCCCGAGTGATGGATTAGCTTGACGCCATCCCCGACGGTCGGAAATCTTTAGATCCGGAGCCGCGCTCCACTCCCAATATCCAAATCGCTCGGAGTTAGCCGACATCGCGGAATCTCTTAAAGTGTTTAGGACTACCGATGTATCGTCTCCGGCATTAGAGCTCGTCCATAGTTGAGAGTTTTTGCGAGCTCGTAAAGTAGGTTCGGCAGCTGCCCAAGTCGAGGGGCTAATCTCTCGGAGCTCATCGATGTAGAGCAGATCTAAAGTCTTACCTCTAGCAGCTCTTGGGGTTGCCGAGATGATGTCTAGCCGGCGGACGGTATTACATCCGGGCGGGCAGGGGTTGGGATGATGCTCGCACCAAATCTCCAACCGTTCCTCTCCATGCGATCGATTTTCCCTTTTGAGTCGATCCCGGAGCCAAGAGTGGGAGTTAATGACGTCGACCATGTTGCCCATAGTTTCGAGACTTTGTTTACGATCTTGAGCCATGATGCCAATTCGCTTAGTATTAAAAACGTAGAGCGAGGATAGCAATAGAGCTCGAACCGTAAATGTTTTTCCGTTTTGTCTTGCGATTATGAGGTTGCAAGTCTTACGACGAAATTGGCCTTTGTCATTAACCATAAGCCCTTGATCCAAAACGTACTTTTGCCAATCAAGTAGTGGCTCGTTTGCCATCTCCATTAGTTGACTTGCTAGGGGTCCGAGGCTTGGCCCGCTTAGGGGCAACGTCTCCACCCGGGGTTTGGACGATCCGTAGATAGGCTTCGGAGAGGGTTTTGACATCGGTTTCCTTAACGGCGGTCGCTGGTTGATCGGATCGACTCTTGGGAGTCATGTGTAGAGATTCCATAATTGAATGGAGTCGAGATAGCAACGGGGCCAGATCTTTAGTCTCGCCGGCATCGAGTAACGAGTCGCATAAACGAGCTACACGCAAGAGCGTAGCGACTGCGCCATTATCTGCCGGTTTCAAATATTGCCCGTTGTTAGCTAAAGCGATCCGGCAATTATCCTCAATAGTTGGAAGCCTTTCGGAAGTATCAGGCATTTGGCGGACCAATTCGAACCATAGGGGAGAGATTGTCGC